CAACAGATGCTCAAATAGATTTTATTTATGGGCCAGGATCTGTTGAAAAAGAAATTGATAGATTAAAAAAAAAAAAAAATAAAAAGAAATAATTATGACAGATAAATTAAAAAATACTTGGATCGACAATTTGCAAAATAAAGCAAAAAGATTTGCATTTGAAGCTAAAGAAATTGGATATAATCCAAGTTCATTAGGCAAAGCATTAATTAAAGAAGAAAAAAAAACTAGAAAAAAAGCTAAATCAGAAGAAGGTAAATTAAAAATTTTACAAAAATAATATGGGCGGATTTATAAGTAAACCAAAAGCACCAACAAGAAATTTAGCTCTTGAAAAACAATTAGCTGATGCAAAAGCAGCAGAACAATCTAGAGCTGATGCTCTTGCAGCTAAACAAAAAGAAACAGCTGATAAACAAGCTAAAGGATTATATGGTTCAAGATCACTATTTGGCAAATCAGGTGGTCGTGGATATTTTGATACAGTATAATAAATTATGGCATATGTTGACATTACAGATTCACCAAATTATGGATCATCAGATAAAGCAACTAGTATCCTTAAAAAATATAAGGAAGCCCAACAAGTAAAAGATTATTGGAAAGAAAAATTCGAGGAAGCGTATGAATATTGTTTACCTAATCGTGAGTCTTTTTATGACGAATCCCCAGGTCAAAGACGTACCGACAAAATATTTGATGAAACAGCTGTGGTCGGAGTCCAAGAGTTTGCATCGAGATTACAAGCAGGAATTACACCAACCTTCGCTAGATGGGCTGATTTTCAAGCTGGATCAGAAATCCCTGAAAATCAAAAATCATTCATCAATCTCGAATTAGATAAAATTACTAATTACGTTTTTGAAACATTACAAAACTCAAACTTCAATCAAGAAGTACACGAAGCATTTATGGATCTTGCTATTGGTACAGGAGTTATGCTTGTTGAAGAAGGAGATTCAATTGATCCAATAAAATTTACAGCAGTACCATTACCTAAAGTTTGTTTAATGAATGGCCCTGGTGGAAAAATAGATGCTGTATATAGAACAAGAGTTTGTAAACCAGATGAAATAAAAATCTTATATCCTAAAGCTGTATTGCCAGAAAATTTTGATTTACTTAAAAATAAAAAGCAAGTCAAAATTGTTGAAGCAGTTTATAAACTTTATGAAGATAATGTAGAAAAATATAAATTTTGTGTTGTCTTAGAAAATCCAAAACATATTTTATTAGAAGAATATTATACTGGAGAAGGTTCTAATCCTTATTTAGTATTTAGATGGAACAAAGCATCTGGAGAAGTTTATGGTAGAGGCCCAGTATTTAATGCAATGGGTGCAATCAAAACCTGCAATCTTACCATAGAATTAATATTACAAAATGCACAAATGTCAGTAAGTGGTGTATATACTTATGAGGATGATGGAGTTATTAATCCTGACAATATTTCCCTTGTACCTGGTTCTTTAATTCCTGTTGCTCCTGGAAGTAAAGGACTAATACCAATTCAGGCAGCATCTAATTTTGATGTTGCCCAATTGGTTCTTCAAGATATGAGAGCTAATATTAAAAAAGCTTTATATATGGAAGCATTAGGAAAACCTGAAGGCACACCTATGACAGCTACAGAAGTATCAGAAAGAATGGCAGATTTATCTAGACAAATTGGATCTTCATTTGGCAGACTTCAATCTGAATTTATTAATCCATTATTAAAAAGAATTATTAGAATATTATCTAAACAAGGTAGAATAACAATTCCTAATGTTAATGGTAAAGAAGTTAAAATTGCTGCAAGATCACCATTAGCACAAGCTCAACATTTACAAGATGTAGCTGATGTTACAAGATTTAATGAAATTATTGCTGGAACATTTGGCCCACAAATGATTAATGTAATTGTGGATCAAAGTGCAACAGCAAAATATCTAGCCGAGAAAATGAATCTCCCTGAGAAGTTGATAAGAGATGAGTCAGAACAAAAAAGAATTGTTCAGCAGATTAGTGAATTAGCTAATCAGCCAGAAGCTCAACCTGGTTCTACACCAGGAGAACAATCAACAGAATGACGTGGGATGCACTTAAAGATAAAAAAAACCAACCAATCCCTACAAAAAGTATAGATGGATATATAAGATCTGCAGACGAGGAGCAGAAACTTAATAAACATTTTGCTAATTTGTTTAAAGGAGAAGAAGGAAAAAAAGTCTTAGACTATTTAAAGTCTATTACTACAGAAACAGTTGCTGGGCCTAACATCACCAGCAATGGCTTATTTCATATCGAAGGAATGAGATTTTTAATGGGTGTTATAACAACTCGTATAAAAAAAGGAGAAAACGATGGCCGATGATAATGTTGAATCAACAACACCAATCGCTACAGAAAAACCTTCTGAAGCAACTAAACCTGAATATGTTCAGGATAAGTTTTGGAATGCTGATACGAAACAAGTCAATATAGAAAACTTAGCTTCAAGTTATAATTCACTTGAAACTAAATTAGGTTCTAGAACAGAAGATCTTTCTAAACAAATTAGAGGAGATATAGAAAAAGAAAGACTTAGTAAAACACCTGAGTCTTATAAATTAAATGTTCCAGACTTACCTGAAAATGTTGATTTAAAAATTAACAAAGAAATGGGTATAGTAAAATGGTGGGATCAAACTGCAAAAGATTCAGGTTTATCTCAAGAACAATATGATGCTGGAGTAAAAGCTTTTGTTGATAATGCTGTATCTAATATACCTAATCACGATTTAGAAGTACAAAAATTAGGAGATCGTGGAAAAGAAAGAGTAGAAGCTGCTGCAATGTGGTCTAAAAAACATTTAACACCAGATTCTTATTCTACTGTTTCAAAAATTGCTTCAACTGCTGAAGGTGTAAAAGCTATTGAAGAAATTATGAAACTTAATAAAGATACAAATATGCCAACTCAAAATACTCAAGTTGATATGTCTGCTACCCAAGACGATTTAAAAGCAATGATTAATGATCCTCGTTATTGGGATTCTGGAAAAAGAGATCCAGGTTATGTCAGACGAGTAACTGAATTATATGAGAAGGCACATAAAGCAACACAAAAATAAAGAAAAATTTAACTATAAAAAGTTAAAAAAAGATCTGCATTGGCTTGATTGCATTAGTCAAACTGGTTGGTTATCTGATGAAGAAATAAACAACGCAGTACCTGCTAAATGTGTATCAAGCTCTATGTGGGTTTATAAAGATACAAAAGAATTTATTACTTTATTTGGCACATATTCTTATGATGAAAAAGGTAAAATAGAATTTGGCGAAGTAATTACTATACCTAAAAAATGGTTATAATGTGCGTTGCTACCTTTTGTGCAAATCCTTAATTCTATAACTGACCTTAAAAGTGTCAATGTTAGCCCTTAGTTGGACAACTAATTATACATCGTTAAGATAATCAATGTTTAACAATTAACAACTAAAGGACATAATACAATGGCAACATCTATAACAAATGCCTTTATTACTCAGTTCGAAGCAGAAGTTCATATGGCTTATCAGCGTATGGGTTCAAAGCTAAAAAACTTAGTAAGAACTGTCAATGGTGTTAATGGATCAACTGTTAAGTTTCAAAAAGTTGCAAAAGGTTCTGCAAATACTAAAGCAAGACACGCTGAAGTAGTTGCAATGGATCTAGCTCACAGCAATGTGTCAGCAACTTTAACAGATTACTACGCAGCAGATTACGTTGACAAACTTGACGAACTAAAGGTTAACATAGACGAAAGACAAGTTGTAGCTCAATCAGCAGCATACGCACTCGGCAGAAAAACTGACGAAGTGTTAATTGCTACTCTTGATGCGGCAACTTCGATTGCTGCTAACGTCAATTCTTCAGCTACAGGTATGACCCTGATTAAAGCTAAGAATATGATGGAAGTATTTAACGGAAACGATGTTCCAGATGACAATCAAAGATATTGGGCAGTAGGGCCGAAACAATGGTCTGACCTATTATCAATTGATCAGTTTTCTAGAGTAGAATACGTAGGGCCTAATGATTTACCTTTCCCTTCTGGCATGACTGCTAAAAGATGGATGGGATTCTTATTCTTCGTACACTCTGGTTTATCAACATCTGGTTCAGATAGATTAAATCTATGTTTCCATAAATCAGCAATTGGCTGTGGTATCGGTTCAGACGTACGTACTGAAGTTAACTACATCCCAGAAAAAGTTTCACACTTAATTACTTCAATGATTTCATTAGGTAGTGTAGCAATTGATGGCGATGCAGCGAGAGTTCAGTTATGTACAGAATAATAAAAGGAGATAAATAATATGGCTTACGCAACTGACAATCCTATAAAAAAGGTAGCTCAAATGGGTGGCAATTCTCTTTGGTATTATGCTGACGGAGATGCTACTTCAACGATCGTTGGTTCTGGGTACTTTAATAGTGCTTATGCCGAAGTAAAACAATTTGATATGATTCTTGTAGCAGCCACTACTGGTGGAACTGCAGAATCTGACTTATTAATTGTTTCTTCAGCAACTGGAGCAACGACTGTCACAACAACTAAATTAGCATAAAGCTAATTCGACTTAGGGGGAAGCAATTCCCCCAAAGTCATCTGATAAATAAAAACGAATATGGCAACAACAGATATAGATATATGTGCAAGAGCTTTAGTAATGATAGGGGCGCAACCTATTTCATCATTTTCAGATGGAAGTACAGAAGCATTAGTTGCATCTAATCTTTATACTGATGTTGTAGAAGCAGCTCTAACAAGACATCGTTGGAGATTTGCAACAACTCAACAACAAATTTCTTTATTAAGTAATACCCCAACAGGAAGATATGATTACGCATATCAAATGCCAACTTCACCTGAAGTATTACAAATTGTTTCTATTACAGTAAATGATTTTGTAATACCTTATGCAAGATACCAAAATTATATTTATGTAGATGGATATGGTTCATCTAATAAATTAATAATGGATTATATTTACAAAGTAGGAGAGTCTTATTTTCCGCCTCATTTTAGATTAGCAGTAGAATATGAATTAGCTGCATTGTTTGCTGGTTCGGTCGCAAGAGATTCTTCTATGATTGAACAATTTAAAACTTTAGCTGAAAGACAATATCTTGTTGCTAAAAATATTGACTCTACAGAAACAACATCTAAAGTATTAGATACAAGCCGATTTATAGCAATGAGAAGATCAACGAGAACTGATGTATAATGGCAAGAACATTAAGAACAGTAATTACCAATTTTTCTTCAGGTGAACTTAATCCTTTATTAGCAACTCGTACAGATGTAGGTTCATATTTTCAAGGTGCAAAATCTTGTCGTAATTTTGCTTTATTAGCAGAAGGTGGTTTGATGAGACGACCAGGTACAACTTATTTAGCAACTTTACCTGCGGAATCAAGATTAATTCCATTTATATTT